TAAGTGTTTGCTGCATGATAAACATTAGTTGCAACATTAGCTCCTTTTTTTCCATGTTCAGGTTGATCTGGTAGCCATTCTCCAAAAGGTACTTGCATTTAATTCCTAACTATTACTGGTAACTGTGCTTGTATAACGACTGCCAAATGGAGATGCAACAGTATCTTCTGATCTAACTTGTAAAGGTGAGCCAGAGAACTGATCTTCTCTATCATTTCTTTCTAGTCGTTCCATAGCGGTTGCATACATTTGCTGCCATTGTTGAGTTTGTCCTGGTTCAATACCGCCTAAAAAATTAGCCGCATGAAATAATGAACCATATAAATAAATTGCTGGATGGTTAGTTAAAATATAATTTGATGTATTAGATACAGATAAAGCATCAAAAGTTTTATAATAATTAATATAACCTGTATAAGACGCATCTGGTTTTGGAGAAAATCTAAATGTATCTCCTAAGATTGTAAATAATTCTGGAGTTCCAGTTGTTGATGTTCCTCTTAACTGATCCATGTGTGATGGAGGAGTATATCTTAAAGCATATTTTGTAGCTCCAGATAAAATATAAAAATCCCTAACTTGTAAAAATCCAGATGGTAAAGATTCAGTTTCACTATCAATAGTGATACTGCTTTGTGTAATCATTTTTCTAATTCTTAATTTAGAATTAAAGTCTGCCTCTGTTAAAGTTATAAAATCATCAGCAATCTCATCAGTTAAATCTGTTCTATTTAACCAATTTGCTATTGATGTTTTAAGTGTTGAGTATGATGTTAGTGCCATTAAAATCTTCCTGGTGCTGTTCTAAAATATCTATAATCAGAACTGTTTAGTTTTTTTCTTAAAATTTTATGTTGTGTTTCTTTTGGTAAAGCAAACCAATTACCATTGTTTTGATCTTGGTGATGTTCTTTTGTCCAAATTTCTAAAACGATTGTAGGTATTGATGCTACTCTTTTTAAACCTTTATCTGGTGAATAGCCATCATTTTGAGTATATAGTTTTTTATTGTGATCTAAAATTGGTTTATGATTTACAAATCTTTTATGAACTACCCCTTTATCTTCATGGGGTTCAAAGCTTTCAGTAATTAAACCATGTTGTTCAATGTTGTTTTTTTTCATACTCTGCCTTGACCTCTATAAAAAGGCTTCTTACCCAATTGTCTGCGTTTACTTTTATTCATAGTGCTAGTAATAGGTCGTCTGCCTATAGATGTGCCTTTTAAAATTTTTGTATATTCAACAATAGCACCATACTTAGGCGGTTTAGCCATTACGCACTTAATTCAGTTGCATACAAAGTACCATCACCACTTGTTCTAATCGCAGCTATTTTTTCACCAGGAGAAACTTTAATAATTTCTATTTCACCTAATGGTAAATAAGCCATGCTAGTTGTAGCAGTTGGGGTTGCGGCAAAAGTAATATGACAGTTAGTTGTAGAAACTACTCTTAAAAATTCAGTTCCACTACCAAACGCATTACTTACTGCTGCACTTGATGATGCTACTGATATTGTTTGAGTCGTTCCATGTCTTAAACCATAATTCATCATTTTTATTTTCCTTATTTAATAAAATTAATTTTGACATCTGGGGGAAGTACCGCTAGGCAAGATCCCCCAAATTCTATAATTATCTTCTAATTACAAATGTAACGTAAAGTACACTAGCATTAGTTGAAGCACCATCAGTAATCATTTCGATAGTTCCACCTTCGGCAACTTCGTTAGCTGCTGTAGGTTCTGCTGTATCTACATCGCCTACTGCTGATCCTGAGTATGCTACAGTAATTCCACCACCTGTAATAGCAGTTCCACCTATTTCGAAAGTGATTCCACCATTAGCAGTTGCAATAACTGCTTGAAGTGCTGTTAAAATTTTAATTACTCTGCCACCATCAGGGATTGGTACAAATGTACTAGATGCTGTACTGATGTTTGCGATTTTAGCTGTTATAAAATAGTCGTTTAATGTTCTCATTTTTTTTTCCTTTATTTGCTTCGTTCCGCCTTGAAAGACTTCAAAGACCAAACAAAATTGTTAATTGAATTATAAGGGGATAAATTAATACCCCCTTATAAAAGTTATCTACTATGAAGTAGTTAAATCAAAAACTCCGCCTGACGCAGCTTCATTTCTTGATTCCAGAGTGTACTCTGCAACTAGAAACTGCTTCGCAGCATCACCAGTTTTTGCTAGATCTTCTAAAGCAAAATCTCTCAAGAAAGCTAAAGCCCACATATCAGGTGTGATAATGTGAACTGATCTTGCAGGAGAGAATCTGTTTGGAGCTACAGTCAATGCACCGAAATCACTTTCGTACACATCTACTGCTGCAACCAACCTTTTATTCTCTGCTGGATCCATTCTTGTTGCACCACCAGTAAAGCCTGATAGTTTTTGCTTGTTGAAAGAACCACATTGTACCATCGTTGGATCTCCACCAGAATCCCAAACCAGCTTTAACGCTGCTTTTAGTTGAGCTTCTGTGAAGGCTCTTTGTGTACCATTAGTTCTAGCATCTGCTCCTGTTCCTGCTGGTGAAGCTGGACTACCTGCTGCCGACATAACGTCATTAGATTTAATCCAAGATTCAATACCACCAAGTTCTCTTGCAGTTGTATCGTTACCTGCGACTTTAGCGTTGTTAGCACATAAAGAAGTTTCCATATCTCTTTTAAGCTCTCTTGAAGCTTTTGAGATTTGGTAAGCTAGTTCGTTGTTACGACCAGCTTTGTTTGTTGCTTCTAATGTACCAGTTACTATTACAGATTTAGTTGAAATCTGAGAATAGTTTCCTAGTCTAGTAGTTGCAGTTGGTGCAGAGAAAGTAACTTCGTTACCTTCTATTGCAGCATTCGTACCTGACGCAGCGGCTAACGCATCTGTTTGCCATTCATGGTTTGTAAAAGCAGCTTTTGCTTTTGCAATTCCTGACATGAAAGGCGTATCAGTAGGACTGATATTATAGATTACATTTGAAAGATCTTCTCTTTCGCCAACAGCATCATAGGTACTATATGTTCCAGATACCTGTGCCATATTTGTTTTCTCCTAAGTTATTGTTGTTTATTGTTTACCATATCTAAAAATATACTGGTTGCATCTTTAACGCTTCCAGTCTTTTTCAGACGACCTAACTTTTCCTTTCGATTAGTGAAATCAATATCAGCTTTGTCTTTTTTAACTCCTGATGAAAAAACTTTGCCAGGTTTAGTAATCTTTTTTGCTAGATTCGGTTTTGAATTTTGCATACTTCGATACTTCATGGCATCGTTCACCAACATAATATGACGATGATCGTAAATATTACTAATTTCAAGGTTGTTATAACCATTAGATAATAAATAAGTCCTCATATTACTACTCAACGCTGTTGCTTTTACAGGATCAGAAAATTCTGGCATTTTCATAACCAGTTTTCGCTGTTCACTTTGTAAAGATGCTTTGCGTTGATTTTGCTGCTCAATTTGCGTTTTATTCATAGCTTGATTAAGCTGTTCTTGCTTTCTCTTTAGCCTATGTTCAATTTTAGCAGCTTCTGTTGGATCTTCATCCCAGAGTTTATCTAAATCAGTAGAATTAACTTCTGAATTTAGTTGTTGCTGGGCAACAGACATTAACTGATTCAACTCATTTAATTTTGAGGAATAGTCTTGCCTTTGTTTTTCAGACTCAGACATGAATTGTTTCTTTTCATAAGAAAGTTCTTCAGTCTTTCGTCTGTAGTCGGCATCTCTTGAGTAACCATTTTTTAATTCGCCTAAGCTAACATCAAATTCTTGACCTGCAACTTTGACCTTGTGGGTGGAATCTGGTTCTTGTGGAATCTCATTCGTTTGTTCTTGAGATACTTCTTCGGAAGCTTCTTCTTGCGATTCTTCTTCCTTTATTTCCTGTTCCGAAGGTTGTTCTTCTTTCGAAGATTCCTCTTTTTGCGGTTCAGGAGAATTTTGTTCTTCCTGTTTTTTTTCTTTTTCAGGGGTGTCTATCTTATCAGTTTTTTTTTCTTCTGCAACTGGATTTAATAAACCTGTAATTGATTTTGCGGCTTTTTGCAAATCAGTTTCAGCTCCCTTAGTTGGGTTGGCTTGATTTTCTGACATTGTTTTTCCTTATTTATGTTAAGCTCCTCTTGTGAGGTTGGCTTATTTTAACCTTGATGATTAAAATTTTGTGTCTTTAATGGAATTTCTAAAATCTTCTAACTGTTTTTTAGCCAGTTTTCCTGTATCAGAAATTTCCTGAATATGTTGTTCAACTTTACCTACAATATTGTAAGCTAACCAAAGTTTTTCTCTAGTTTCAGTTTCCTTTGCACCAGTATTAAATAAACTTTCAGCATATAGCTTTTTAAGCGTATTAAACGCTTCTCTTAACAAAGGATTATCTAAAAGTTGTTTAGCCTTGTTGGACTGGCTCACTTCCTGGCTCAGTCTTGCTTGTTCGTCTTTGTTCATCTAATTTATTTATCTGTTGTTCTAGTGTGTCTGAAGATTTTTGAGCTGCTAAAAAAGTTTTATTTCTATTAGCTGTTACTAATGTATCTAAATCAGCATCCGCTTTCATTTTCGCAACATCAATTTGAGTGTTGTATTTTAATTCCATATCCTTAATTTTAACTTCAAAACCAAGAATGGCTTCTGCTGTTTCAGCTCTAATTTTTTTATTCTCTAATTCTAGTTCTGCAAGTTTTCTTTTTTCTTCACTTGCAATTCTAGTAAATTCTATTTTTTCAATTGGAGTTGGCGGTGGTGGTGGTTTCGGTTGCATCATTTGTTTGCCAACATCAGGATTAACAAAATAGTTTTCAACATTTTTTAATCCAGCATTCTCTATCATTTTTGATAAAGTATTATAAAAATTCTTCAGAGTAACCATTGGATATTCTTGTCCACCCTGTAATTGAAAAGCTTGTACTTGTCTTTCTAAAATATTATTTAAAATAACTAACTGTTGTTCTTTAGAACCAGAACCTAAACCAACAATGATTGAAATATTATATCTATCTTTCCATTCAGTCGGTCTTACTGGAACAAATTGATTATTCAATTGAATAATTCTTTCCTTGTCCTGATATTTAACTGTTAATTCAAATATTTTAGAAAATAAATCTTTAACTCCAGTTTCAGAAAATATTCTAGCAATTAATTCCATACGCATTTGTGTTTGCGTCATTAAGGTATTAATTCCTGTAGCAGTTTTATTTAAACTGTCTGCATCTAAACCTTGTGCATATCTTGTAACACCAGTTCTAGTTTCTCTAACTGTATCTAAGTATTCTAATAATGGAAATGCCTGTTGTGAAATCGTTTGCGATTGCATCGGCATCATAACTTGTGAAGGTGGTTGTTTAGTTCTAACTACTCCACCAGGTCTTGATGTTAATAAGTCATCCAAATTAACCATGCCATCCATAATGGCAACTCTGTTATTATTAGTTAGATACATATTATCCAACAACTGTCGCATAACAGTAGATTTAACTAATTGAATATCTTCTACTAACTCTGAAACTGATCTGCCATAAAATCTATGTGGCATTGGAATTGGAGTTAGTGAACAGAAAGGATTAGAATCTACACTTACATTTTCTAAAATAGTATAAGACGAATTACCGCCTACACAAACTTTTCTAAGTTCAGCAACGCCATCACCATCATAATCTATTTTAATATAACATTCGTATAATTCTATTTGTTCAGTAGATTTATCAGTTGAATGCTTAAATGGATTTTCATCTATATCACCAAATCTAGTAAGTTTTTCTGTGCTATGTAATACATTTTGTGTTGCAGGTAAAGATTCCACTAATTCAGAATCAAAACCCATTTCAATTAATTCGGATCTAGTTCTGGCTACTTTATGAGCTACAAAATTTGCATCTTCAATTGACTTTGCACTTCTTGAAATTAAAAATTCTTCAGGTGGAACATTTTCTACTTTGACTTTACCAAACGCATTAGTTCTTTTGATAACGCAGTTATGTAACATTGGAACAGGCGTTTCAATTTCTTGACCTTGTGCTGCTGCCATTTCTTTAACTTGCTGTAATTGTTCTTTAGCTTTTTCATCTTCAAACTCCTCTGTTTCTACAAACTCTACATTGGGATCATTGACTAAGAGTTGGTATTCATCGTCATTTAAATTTTTATAAGTTCCCTGCTCAACCTTTTTACTTTCATCCCAGAAAACTTTTATAATTCCATTCTTTTCTAAGAGAGCATCTTTAAACCAAGTATATAAAATACTAAAGCCAGGATTATCTTTATTAAAAATATAATTAATA